GATGTAGCAAATAACTATGGCGTGATCCATCTTTTGGTGTACCACCTCGTATATGCATACCACCTTTAACTATTCTAAAATATGTTCTATCGTAATCGTTGATGATTGGGCTAGGGTATCTTGTAATCTGTTCTGTGATATAACCAACATCTACATACCACCATTCTTCATCTTTTGCTGATACTTCAACAATCTTTTCTGTTTGATTATCTCCTAATCCCCAAAAGAAATGGACAGGTTTATCACTTTCGGGCCAACCCTTTTTAAAGTGTGGCCATAATTGATGTGATAGACAATCTTTTCTACTTATCTGATGGTATACGTTCATAATAATATTGCTGTGCTATGTTCATTTTTTGTGGGCATAAACAATCTCGGATTTTATTGTGAATACTTTTTCATAGTTGATCTCCTCAAAGAATCTATCGATATCGACAGCATTTAGTCCTTGCTTATCTAATATTTTTTGTTTTACTTCTACGTGTATGTATGGCTTATCTCTATTGACTAGTTCTTTACCACCTTTTATAACTTCTATCTCATAACCTTCGGCGTCTATCTTTATATAATCTATCTTTGGTAATTCTAAATCATCTAATCTTTTTATTTCAATCTCCCTATTACCATCAAAAGAAACATAGGTGTTGCCTGTTTCTTTTGGCATATACATTACTTTTGTTTTCTTATTCTCTTGTCCTAGACCAAAGGGATATAAGATATAATTGTTTTTGGTAATATTGTTTAGTAAACATTCTCTTACTTCTTCAATAGGTTCAAAGGCATAAACCATCTTAAATTTATTTTGTAAATCTTTTAACCAAAATCCCACATGGGCACCTACATCTAAACAGTTATCAAACTTTATTCCTTGTTTATTTAAAAATTCTAATATACCATCTCTATGTACTTTTTGATATTCACCATTTGAAATCCATCTATCAAAATCTGTATCAGTATCAGGCAAATACCAACCTTTTACTTTTTTCATTTTCTTATTTCCTTAGGTGTGTTTTTTAGTTCTTTTTCTAAAACAACAACATTATCATAAAAAGTCATTGAGTTTGTATTTTGTGTAAACCTAACTTCTACATCTTTCCAGGGGTGTACTGCCGAGTTTTTAAGACGCATAGTTCTTTTGATATTCAATTCATCTATTTTATCTTTTAGATATGACATAAAGTTTACAGTTTTATTCTTGGAAGATTCCCAATAGTTTATTTCTAATATATTAATTGGTTGATCTCTATACTTTTCAAAATGCTTATCGTATATTTCTGGATAATGTGACCATTTTAAAATACCATTACCTATGTGTTCGTCAAATAACTGTTGAAAACTTTTCATATTTTAAACTCTCTAGGTATTTGATCTCCTTGTAATATTTCAACAGTTCTTTTAGTCAATATACTTTGCATTTCTTCACTAGAAAATTGACATAGTGTTAAATAAAATACGTGTTGTCTTATTTTTTCCGCATGTGGTAAATAAGGATTTTCTATATTTTTTAAATTAGTTTCACTTAAAAATTCACCAGCGTTAAGACCTAATACAATAGCAGGTATGCCTACTGTTACAGATTCTATTGAGGCGATACTATTAAAGGTAACTATACAATGATATTGACCAGTTGATAATTGATCTTGTAATGTAAAATGTACTCTTTCTGATCTGCCTAATTTTTCTCTAACTTCTATTTCTCTATCAGTAAGTTTTTTAAGTTTTTCTACTAGATTATCTGTATATTGTTTTGCATCAGCTCCAAAATGGTTAAATACTTTTTGACTTGGCGGTACAACCAATATCTTAGCACCTCTCGAAGTTTTTGTAGGTTTATATTTTTTATAATCACAACCCATTATTTCAGGAAACCGGTTGTTTATCATATGTTTAGACTTTGCATTACCTAGTCCATCTACTAATAATTTTTTTGTTTCATCAAATGATCGGTGATTTAATGTTTGTAGATTATTGTAAGCAACTCTATGCCACTGTTTTCTCGGACCATTACCAAAATAACCTGTATCGATATACATAAAGGGTATTTTTTTCTCTATACATTTGTTTATATGAGGTGATTTACCTAAACCTCTAAACACACAAGGTCTATCGTCATTTTCTAAATCAAGTTTTTCATCATTCATATAGATACCATTTGTACCCATTGACATATTAAGTATATAAGGATCTGCTCTATTTTTACCTCCTTCAAATCTTTCTTGTGCCTTATCACTTCCCCAATCAACACAACGCCATACCGTTTTATTATTAGTTTTCATTTATATTCTCCAAAAATTTATTAAAGTATATACCTGTTTCTATGTCACGTAAAGTCCAATGACTTTCTCCTAAAGACCATAAAAACTTTTCTCTATCTAAATTTATATTAGGTTCTTCAATTTTACTTAAATGACCAGCATTCATAGGTGCCAGATAACTTGATTGGTGAGTTACAAATAAAGGTTTACCTTCAATTACAGCAGGTGCTCCTGATGATGAGGTATATATTACAACGGCATAACTTTTTCTTACTTCTTCTAATAATTTTGGATAGTTACCATTAGGAGTGTGTATGTCAACATTTTTATTATTCTTTTTAAACTCATATAGTCTTTGTACATCTGCCTCAACTGTAGGATACCCTTGACCACCATGTAATCTAATTACAATAGGTCTTTTTGTAAATTGTCTTAACTCTTGTATTGTTTCTATGGCCCATTGAGCAGCATTCTTACCAAAGGCTGAATAACCACCACTACCTCTATTACAACAGATATAAATTTGTTCACCTGATTTATCATAATCTTTTACCTTTATGCTTAATCTTTCTTTCATAGTATTCCATCTATTAGATGATGGATTATTATTAAAATATTTTGCTTTGTCTGGATAAACATTACCATAAGCTATTCTAACATATGAATCTGTTGAGTGGTGTTTTTTTGTTTCATAAGAAACCAAAACGTTACTATCAAAGTAAAATATTTTACCAGGTGGTTCATATCTGTCTATTATGTTCTTTCTTAATTCTAAAGCAGGTCTATTATCCTTATCTATAACTCTTTGATAGTTGAAACAAAAGGCGTGTGTTCCTGTTGATACTTTATAGTCGGTAATTAGATTAGCTTGCCAATCTTGGTTATTTGTTTTGTTGACGCCTTGATAAAAGGACATCATTAAATCGTGTTTGAAACCTTTAGCTGTTGTTGTATTTTCATAAACATCTATTGTGTTCATTACATATCAACCTTTGTTGTATCTTTAAAGGTATCAAACCATTCTTCGGCATAATGACACTTCTTATAATTTTTAAAGTATGGTCCACCTTTTGTATAGTGTACATTGTTTACATCTTTTTTGTGTTCATATTCACCAACTAACCAATTCCATTCTAATGGTAAATCACCTATTAGTTTTTCATCATCTAACCATTTAAATTGATGTAATTGTAATCCTGAAGCTGTATTAACATAATCTGGTGTTAATGCTGTACACTTATCACAATTCATTAACATAAAACTAGACCAGTTTTTCTTTTGATATTTTGTTTGTTCTTGTCCTAAAAACTTTGTCTTTTCTTTTGGTACATAATCATGTTTAGCAACTTGTACAGCATATCTATCATCTCTTAATGCCCATAGTTTTGATATATCTGTCTTCATTAACATATCACAATCCATAAACAAAGCCCAACCTCTATAGTTCATTAAATGTGGAACAATAAATCTACTAAAAGAAAACTCCGTTGATTCTATTTTACCTCGTTCTCTACTAAATTCGTATTTTATATTTGGTAGGTATAATGGTGTTATGGACACAGGTCTTGTTGATTGTCTTAATATACTTTGTGATAAGACGTGGTAAGCAATCTTTTCTTTACTATCAAAACCTATAAAAATCTTTATCATAATTTTATCTCTGGACTTTTTCCTACCAGTTTTCTCTTGCCTTTTGTATGATCATAGACAGTTCCCAATATTGATCTTGCTTGTACATGACCACCTTTGTTGTCACCAATATTATTATTCTTTACTTTTAATTCACTTTCAAAAACTTTTCTCACATAGTCCCAAACATAACTATCATGGTATTCGCTTAAACTATATATCTCATTAAAATCATACATCTTTTTCATGTAACGAGCATAGTTTCTTATTTGATCGTGTTTCATATTAAAATATAAAAAACCACACTCACTATAATTACTACCACGACCAAGATATGACATCATACAATCGTCTTTATGAATATGTTTTTTAATCCAATCTACATCTATTGATTTATAGAATACACTATCAGCGTCTATACAAATTAAACCATCTACATCACTTGAAGCATTTTCTATTGCATGTGTATAAGCATAAACTTTATAAGAAAATCTTACACCATCTTTTTTAAATGATTCAACTTCTCTATCTTTATTTCTTTCTATGAATTTTTTGAGATCAGGTATCTTATCAAACATATCAACATCTTCGTTATAGACCAATAAATCAAATGGCCAGTTATATGTTTTCTCAAATCTATGAGCATATTCTTTATGTAACTTATTGTTCCAACTAGTGATTGTTTGAATTTTCATAACCGACTTTTGCTATATAATAACTATCTACAATATCTGTTATTGGATTGTTCAATTTTTCCATATCAAATACTTTCATTAAATCTTGTTTTGTATGTTCTTTAAAACTATCATACATTAATTGCTTGTCAGCATTACCTTTGCCTGACGCATATTTCTTAACAACACTAGGAACCACTGTGTCATATAATAATGTTGGTGAGAGTTGTAATCTATATTTGAGAATACCACAGTTCTCTGCGATTTGAAATACTGCTTGACCTTTAGAGCCAAAAGAGTAACCTTCAATATAAACTTTTGCTGTGTCTTGTTTGTATTTGTGGATAATATCCAAGGACCAACTAGAAATGTTGGAAAATCTTTCAATAGGAGTATTATATTCTTTATGTTCATAACCAAATATGTTCTTACCAAATTGTCCAATATGCTTCTTCTTACTTGTTAGAAAGTGAAAAGTACATTCATTAAAATCAAAGTTCTCATCTGTTATACAGATAGCTGGACTATTTAAACTATAATCAATTCCAATTATCGTCTTCGGATTCGTTTGTCCAGATTGATTCTTCACCGTCATCTTCAATTTCCTCTACTTCACGTCCACAAAATGGACAAGTTAATGGCTCAAGG